ATGGAAGCAATCAAACCCGAAGCTGACCTGATATACCAACAACAGGAACTTGAGAATGAGATGACCACGATGGGCATCGACGCCTTCCGTCAGAAGATGAAAGGTGCTGTTGAAAAGGGTGTTGAAGATCGCACCACTTACGGGCTGACCCTTCTCGACGGTCTCCTGCCGAAGATGGTCCTCGGCATCGAGAACTTCATCGCTGATCGTGAAGCGGGTAAGGCCCGCAATAAGGGTGCCGCCTACAAGTACCTCAAGAAGTACGAGGGTCGGTTCGACGCCGTGTCGTACATCGCTCTGCGTCTGGTCCTGTCCAACCTGTCATCGCTAGACGTGAAGTACCGCGCCTTGTGTATGCGTATTGGTCGCGCCCTTGAGGACGAACTGCATTACGGCAAAATCCGCGAACAGGACAAGAAGCTGTACGACAACCTGCAGAAGGAGGCCAAGAAGAAGTTCGCCATGCACGTCAAGCGTAAGGTCGTGAACTACAACCTGACCAAGCGCGATCTCGGGAACAACGACCCGTGGCCTGAAAAGGACACGGCTCTGGTCGGCGCACAGTTGGTGGAGATTTTGATCCAACTGGGTCTGGTTGCGAAGCGCACCGCGACGGTGTCACGAGGCAAGAAGATGGAGACCTACGTCTATGCAACCGAAGGCACTCTGGAATGGATCGAACAGCGCAAGGAAAGTGCCGAGGTGCTGCGCCCTATCTACGAACCAATGATCGTACCTCCGGTGGACTGGACCGACCCCTACAACGGCGCGTACCTGACCAACCGGGTGCGCCCTGTGTACTTCGTTAAGGCCACCAATCGCAGCTACCTCGAAAGCCTAGCCGATCTTGAGGTTGACGAGGTCTACGCAGCGGTGAACGCAGCCCAGCGCACCGCATGGTCGATCAACCCGTTCATCCTAACAGTCCTGAACATGGCGTGGGAGAAGGAGTACAGCCTGGGTGGCATTCCTCCGAAGGCGACCCTCCCAGAACCCCCAAAGCCACACGACATTGACACTAACGAAGATGCCCGCAAGTCGTGGCGAAAAGCCGCCTCACAGGTGTTCCAAGAGAACCGCGAAATCAGCGGCAAACGCATCGGCTTTCAGCAGTCGCTGGACACGGCCAACCGCTACCAACTGTTCGACGCCATCTACATGCCCTACCAGCTGGACTTCCGGGGTCGCATTTACGCGGTCCCGCGATTGAACCCTCAGGGGCCTGATTGGATGAAAGCCCTGCTGCAGTTCAGCGAGGGCAAGCCCATCGACGAGGACAGCGCCGTCTTCCTCGCCATCCAAGTCGCCAACACGGGCGCATTCGATAAGGTGGATAAAGACCCGCTTGAGGAGCGTGTCCAGTGGGTCTACGACAACGAGGAGAAGATCATTGCCTGCGCAGAAAACCCCTTCGACAACCGCTGGTGGACCGAAGCCGACAGCCCCTACTGCTTCCTTGCAGCCTGTCGAGAGTGGGCCGGATGGCTTCGTGAAGGGGAAGGTTTCGTGTCCCATCTGCCCGTCGCGCTTGACGGCTCCTGTTCCGGCATCCAGCATTTCAGCATGGCGCTCGCAGATGAAGTTGGTGGAGCGGCAGTTAATCTGGTCCCTTCTGAAAAACCCGCAGACATCTACACGCTGGTGATGAACCAAGCCATTGCACAAGTGCGCGAAGATGCATCCACAAGTGGAGATGAAGGTGAGGTCGCCGGGGCGTGGCTGCGCTCTGGGCTGCTTAATCGTTCCTGCTTCAAGCGCCCGACCATGACCTACGGTTACGGGTCCAGCCAGTTCGGCTTTCGTGACCAGATCGAGACCGACACCCTTCGGCCTGCCTACAAGGCGTACCAGAAGGGGGAGGGGCCTTGGCACTTCGAGGACCGTGGCTTCAAGGCCAGCCTGTACCTTGCCAAGATCACCCAGACGGGCGTCGAACGGACGGTGGTGAAAGCTGCCGAGTGCATGGCGTGGCTGAAAGATGTGGCATCCGTTGTCACCAGCGAGGGTCTTCCGGTGCGCTGGACGACGCCTGACGGGTTCCCTGTCGTGCAGCCCTACAAGGAACAGAAGGCGCACCGTGTTGACACCATGATCTTCGGAAGCCGCATCACCATGTCGCTGATGAAGGACGTGAAGGACAAGGCAGGCAAGACCAAGGTGAACAAGCGCAAGCAAGCCTCAGGTCTGTCCCCCAACTTTGTCCACTCGCTCGACGCGACCCACCTCCGTATGGCTGTCCTGCAGGCCCTATCAGAGGGCATCAAGGATGTGGCTCTGGTCCACGACAGCTTTGGCACTCACGCCGCAGACACCGGGCGCTTCTTCGTAATCCTGCGTGAGGCTCTGGTCGCAATGTATACCGAACAGGACGTGATCGCTAACTTCGCCGCGCAGATGAGGGCGCAACTTCCACCTGAAACCCGAGAGGAACTCCCTGAGCCGCCGACCCCCGGCACCCTCGACCGCTCCGCTGTCATCCACAGCGACTTTGCTTTTGCCTAATAGCTCCACTTACGGGACAACCCTAAAAGTGCATCATTAAAAACCCACAGCATAGCAACAACCCAATCACCCTCGAAAAGGACACACAATGTTGAACAAGATCATCCGCTTCTTCCGCCCCGAACCGACCGTCGCTTCGATCACCTCTGCATTTACCAAACAGGTCATCGCTCTGGATGAACTGTCCGCCGCCAAGAACAAAGAGGTCATCCAGTGTGACGACCAGATCGCCGCGCTTCGTGTCCAGTCGAACGCAGCCGTAGAGGAAGCCCAGAAGGCCCGCGCTATCGCCGCCCGCATCGACGCATTGATCGAAGGCTGAGGGGGCACTCGTGAAGAACCTGAACATGGAACGTGTAAGCGGGGCTGTGATACAGCCTCGCCCGTACATCGAACGCAGCGTCAATAACCTGCTGTACCTGAAAGCTGCCCTCGAACAGCAAGGCGAACTGGTCCCGACTGACCTGCTGGCCGCGCTGAGCGCCAAGGGCGTCATCGTCTGAGCAACCCACAGCATAGCAACAACATAACGGCGATCTAGCCAACCCGAATACGCAAAGGATACACACGCATGGCCGACAAACCCAAAGTCGTGAAGATGAACACCCCACTGGGCACCGCTAAGTGGCCCAAGCTGTCTGAGCCTGACTACGGCACCAAGGACTACCCCAAGCCGGAAGGCGAATACAGCGTGAAGCTGGTCTTCGATGAAGATGACCCCAAGTTCATGGCCTTCCGCGAGAAGCTGGAAGCGTACATGGTTCCGGTCGAAGCTATGGCCCAAGCCGAGTTCGCCAAACTGAAGAAGCCCCAGCGCGACAAGATCGGAAGCCCGACCCGGAACGACATGTTCACGCCCATCTACGACGAAGACGACGAACCGACCGGCCAGGTGGAAATGAAGATGACCATGAAGGCCAGTGGCGTGGTCAAGCGCGGCCCCCGCGAAGGTAAGAAATGGTCCCGCAAGCCGCAACTTTTCGATGCTCTGGGTCGCCCGATCAAGGGCAAGGTTGACATCTGGGGCGGTTCGGAACTGATCATCTCCTTTTCGTTCACCGAACCCGGCTACTTCATCCCCGCAACCGGCGCATACGGCATCAAGCTGCAGCTGGAAGCGGCACAGGTCGTGACCCTGCGCCAAGGCGGCGAACGCTCCGCTTCGGAATATGGCTTCGGTAAGCAGGAAGGTGGCTTCGACGCTTCGGAGTACACCGCACCCAACGAAGGTGAAGGCGAAGGTGAACCCGAAGACGACCTGAACCACACCCCCGGTGCCGATGAAGGCGACCCAGAGGGCGCAAGCGACTTCTAAACCGAAACTACGACATGTGAACTGGCCCTCTGCTCTCCCCGAGTAGGGGGCCTTTTTGCGTTTGGAGACCTGACATGGCCCGCATCAACAAGACGGCTGCTGCCCGCGCCCGTGCCTTGGGCTACCGCTCTGGGCTGGAGGTTCGCAATAGCAAACACCTCGACGCCGCTGGAACGGACTACGAGTATGAACCGTTCAAGCTGCCCTACACGCAGCCCGCAAAGCCCCGCACGTACACCCCCGATTTTGTGCTGCCCAACGGCATCATCATTGACACCAAAGGACGCTGGGTCACCGAAGACCGACAGAAGTTCAAGATGATCGTGGAGCAGCACCCCGACCTCGACATTCGCATGGTGTTCTCTAACCCGAACCAACGCATCGGGAAGAACTCTCCGACCACCTATGCGATCTACGCAACTCGCCTTGGCATTCCCTTCGCCAAAGAATTTATCCCACAAGAATGGATCGACGAGCCGCCTAACCAGGCCAGCCTCGATGCCATTGCGAAACTGACCCCATGACCAATCCCACCAACACCACCTTGATGTGGCGTTCGGACCTCGACTTCGCTGGGCTGCGCTTCAAGACCCGCGCGGAGACCCTCGGGGCGACCGTCCATTGTTCCGCCACCAAACCCTCACAGGACTACGGCGCTGTTGAAGTGGACCGCATGCACCGCCAGCGCGGCTTCCTCTGCATCGGCTACCACTTCGTCATCGACCGCCAAGGTGTCGTTCACGCTGGCCGACCGATGGACGCCCGTGGCGCACACTGCAAAACCGCAGGCCGCAACGACACCCACGTTTCCGTCTGCCTGATCGGCGGCGTTTCACAGCGCCCTCAGGAACACGTTCCAGGGAACCCTTGGAATGGCAGCGATGCCGAATGCAACTTCACACCCGAACAAGGCGTGTCGCTGGAGGCCCTGCTGGCTTTCTTTAAGCGCACCTACGGGTTCACTGACGAGGACATTGAAGGGCATCGCGATGTGCCGGGTGTCCGTAAGGCATGCCCGAGCTTCGATGTGAAGACGTTCCTACAGGGCGACGGCTTCGTCCTCTGAAAACCACCCACAACCCACAGGAAACACCATGCCCGTTACCGACACCAAATTTAACCCCAGCGGTGACCCCGCTATCGCCGCCATCAAGACCCTCGCAAACGAGCTTGCGGCTGAGATCGAGAAGCTCCCGGCCACCCGCCGCCGCGCTGTCGCACTGACCCAGTTGGAGACAGCTTCGATGTGGGCGGTGAAGGCCGCAGCCTGCGGCGACGACTGAAAAACCCACAGCATAGCAACAACACAATCGACCTCCTGTTCCCACTACCGGGGCAGGGGGTCTTCCAGCTTTTCAGCACCCGCACAGCGGAAAGGAAATCCTATGGCAAAATCGAAAATGCAGCACCTGAAATCGCACCTGACTTCGGGCAAATCCATCACCCAGCTTGAGGCTCTGGGCCTGTACGGCATGTTCCGTCTGGCCGCACGTATCAAGGAACTGCGCGACAAGGGTTGGGACATCTCGACCGAAATGCGTAACGACCCGAACGGCTCCCCCTACGCCGTCTACACGCTGGAAGACGCGCCGACACACGGCCTG